CAATTTATAAACAGTCAATTAAATTTATACTATTTTTGATGAAAAAATGCAAACGGTCGAAAGGGAATGAAAAACAATGCAAAGAAATTCGCCGTTCGTTTGAGAGGTAAAAATGCGGATGAAATAAAACCAGGAGGTGCACGCATGGATACACCTACTAAGTTTGACAGGGATAACAGGATGCAAAAATGGTTGGAACCAGCAATCGAACTGAGGATCGCAGAGGCAGTGGATGTTTGTGAGGATGAGACGAACGAGCTGTATGAGGAGTTGTGGTCGCTTCTAAAACGATTATCTTCAATGGCACCCGAAACATACAAAATCACGAGCAAGATCGAAGACATTTTTATTTTGAAAACAAATATTATCACCCAAAAAGCGTATAAAATTGGATTTGACGATGGGCTTTACATTGGAAAACAACTCAGATGAACACTATACGTTATACGCCCTTATGCAGAGACGACAAGACACAATATAGAATCAGCTTTTTAACGCCTCCGTTTTTTGGAGGCTTTTCGTTTGTTTATGACCTTGCGGATCGCGAGGCCATCCGAAAAGGGGGTCGCGTTTCGCGAGATCCCTGCTACTCTCCTCCCTTCAATCAAATACACGCACGGACAGATGACCCGCCGGACCAGCTAGTCATAGATACATGGGCATAATGTCAAAGGGGTGTACGGACCGTCCAGTCCTCGCCTTTACGATAACCGTTTTCGCTTTCTGCCTTGCATCAGGAGTGTCCAACGTGTGGACGCCCCCTGTTTGTCCACATCATCGGTCGAGGAACACCTGAAAGGCTCCGCCGCCCTATGTTCAATATAGGCCATTCATCATCAACTAATCGATGTAATGCTTTAGTCGGGCTTGTGTTTTCTTTTTTTACTAGGATGTCGGTTAAAACCCCCCCCTTTCATCCTCTTATCCGCCCTGAGAGTAGATTACCTGGGCATTTGGTTTATAGGGTTCCGATTTCAAATTGGATCCTTCCGAAAAGTTGAGGTTCCCCGAATTTTTCTGGGTAGCCTTGGATCGTCTGCCGCCTCCGATTCGGAGTAGCTGCATGAAATTAAAAAAAGCCGCCAGGTGCTTACCGGCGACTTTGCACTTCTATGGACCTTATCCGTCTTTAAGGCTGATCAGCATCGTTTAATTTTCGGATTCGGAAAATCGCCGAAACTGGATATTTCTGCTCTCTTTCAGATGGAACTCCTTTAGGGTATCTGCAAGTTGGGGATACCTTTACATTGCAGCTCCTTGATTTGCCTTGTACGGTTTTGCTGCAGTTACCATCAAGAAAACTGCACTCAATACGTGCATTACAAACCCTACGAACGGTATCCAGGCAACTAACGAAGTAACTATACCTACTACGGAACCATAAATAAGTTCATCATTCTTTTTGGAGAGAACCAAGGTGATAATGTGTAAAATCAGCATAATACCCAGTGGAACCCAAGCAAGAGAGATTACGATTGATGCGCCTAGGACAGGAATAGCCAATAACGCTTCCAGGCCGCCAGTAATCCACTTCATTACACGCGACGCACTCATTGAAATGCCTCCTTTTGAGATATTTTGACAAAATTTTACCACAAATAGGACGAAAAACCCATTAGATATTTGTCTAGAAAATGGCATGCCGGTAGTGTAGCGAGGACAAGTCACTTTTGAACTGTCATGAATATGATGACGGTTAATAGTCGGTTTTCCCTCTAATCCACGGCGTAATGCACGATGCATAACCACATTGTGATTGGGTTCCATTGCTAGTATGTTGATCGTCGTATTTATAATATTACTGTTCGTTTGATTTCCGTAACATTACTGCATCCAGTCATGATAACATTACTATGTCGTTTACGAAGTAATGTATAGTGCAAAACAACTGCTCCTACATAGGCGGTCTGTTCACGATGCGTCTGCCATTCAATCTCTGCTCGCCGGAATTTTCCTCTTAGTTGCTCTTTATGAAAAAAGTTACCTGAATCAAACAACTGGTTCCCTTCGTATGAAATAGGTTTCCTGAATCAAATACCTGAATCGGGAGAGTTTTTTATACACACTTATGAATATACAATTCATGTTCGCATTCTGTTTGGGTCCGATAATATCAATTATGAACCAACCGCTAACCTTTCGTAAGTTTCGATAAACCAGCGCCACAACTGAACTTCTTACACTAAGCTGTAGTTTACATAAAGGATTATGCATAGACCCATCTTTATGCATAATTTTCGATCTGCATAAAATCAACGTTTATACATCCTTTGCATAAATGAATAAATGAATATGCAATGTATACCGACTGCATAAACATTTCCAATGCAAAACAAAATCTCCGCTGTAAAGGATATTTTTACTGCCCCCAATTTTGGGGTGAGTGATTTCTCCTTATGCCTCCGTGGACGGTGGAGTCATCTTCCCCCTGATGCCATCCCGGTCCGTTAGGGTAACTATTGGAGTTGCCATTTCCTAAAGTAATAATTGAAACAGCGCTGTTGACCCGAACACACTCCTTGACGCATTACAAGCTGTGTTTTAGGCGTTTTCGCGAAAGATTATACTAAATACAGGAACATAATAAAAATAGCCATATGACGCAATACGAAAGGCAATTCTTTATCATAATAAAGTAAATGGGTTATTCCGCCGTTGGACACTCCAGACACTGAATACCGCTAGCTGTATGGGTGTCGCGGACCGTGACGTCCTCGGTTTCAATGAGAAGGATGCCATCGATTAAACCGACACCATGGGACGGCAGCAAAATTACGACGCAAAAAAAAGGCGTCCCTCTCAGGAACGCCCAGATCAACAGAAAACTACTTTGCTTTTTTTAGATGAATTCTCTTCAACTGAGCTTTTGCTTTGCTAAAAATACTTTCTGCCTCATCGAGAGCTGCTATCATAAAAGGCAAAGTTGCGGATTTATTATTCAGTGCCTCGGCCACCTTCTGGTTATGTCTGTCCACCTGAACTTCCAATTCTCTCAACACTTTAACGGCATGATCATCCAACGACACGTTCACCAAGATAGGTTCTTTTTGCATAGCTTTCACGCCCCTTTATATAGATCGTTATCCTTCCGTTCCAATGTCGTCAATTATGACAACTGTCTGATCAGTAACACCAACTGGCAATTTTCCATGCTCCAGCAGTTCAATTTCCTCGGTGTCTTCCAAGATGAGAACGGGAATTTCCGTTTTCTGTTTTAGCCTAATCTCTTCACCTACTCTTGTTTGGCGCGCCTTTATCATAATGACATGGTTCCCGCCTTCCGCAATCTCACGGGGGATGACCCCATCCGGATAATCCTTTTCCCTGAGAACGAGGATTCGATCTTTGGGTTTTCTTGACATTGTTCTTCTACCCCCTTTCATCCGGGAACCAGACGCCGGATCTCTTCATGTCACCTTCAAAGGCATATCTTGTTGCGTCGATCGTATGGTTATCCTTATCTTCTAACCTCGCTTTCGGATTTCCATCAGCATCGGTTGCATAGTCGATGTTTTCAAACTCACGGGCGATGTTTGGCGTTCGCTCCGGATCGATTACAATTTCCTCTAGGTCATCAAGCCATTCCTCGCCATACTGCACAGAGTCAGGCCCTTTCTTGGCTCCCTTTATGCGGATACCATACTCCCTCAGCTCATCAATTGATTTTGGCTCTGCACTGTCAGCTGTTGTTTGTATGGAATGGTAACCCTTTTCCTTGATCCACTTTGCTGCTTCTCGGTTGCTAATCTTCTGTCCATAATGTTCATCCAACGCATAAATTCGCCGTCTGGTCTTGTCATAGTGCCACCTGACGAATGTATACGGGTCTGGACCATAACCAAAGTCAACGCCCTGCCTGATGTTATCAAACGTCTTCATTTCCTCGTCTGTAATGCGCCTGAACACCAGGTTTTCAAACGGAACGACCCCTGAGCCAATTGCTTGTCCGAGATATTCCCATTCATATTTTTTAGGATTTTTCTTCTTAACGTTCTCAGCCTCATCAATAAATTTTTTTGATAAATGGGGGTTATCAAGATATGTGCTGTGATGAACAAATGTATTACTATCAATGAATTGAGTCTCGTATTTCTTGTTCACCCAGGATTGTTTTCGTTTCGGCGGGTTGTAGCTGTAATAAAACGAATAGAACAAGCCATCTGGCAACTCGGCACGCAACACGGAATTTTCGATGGTCGATATTTCTTCTTCAGTTTTGAACTCAGCCAATTCCTCAATCCATAAGAAAGCGATTGGGAACTTACTCACCTTGATTGATTTGATCTTCATTGGATCGTCAGCGCCACGGAATATGATCTTGTTTCCTCTTGGCAAAAAGATGAGCTGCAAGGGGCTCTTCATCACTCGCCAATACTGACTTACTCCCAACATTTCGATAGCCTCTTTCAACTGCTCGAAGACAGATTCCTCCAGCGTCCTGGCAACCTTTCTGACAACCAAGGTGGTCACTGGATAGCACATCATGTCTTCGATCAGCTTCATGGCGATATGCGTAGACTTAGCTGAACCCCTCCCGCCTTTCAGGACATATCTAAGGTGTTTATGTTCTTCTGCAGCTACCCAAAAGGGGAGGAAGTGTTTCGTGTAAAGTTGCAACGGATCAATCGTCACTGTCATTGTCGATAACCTCTTTAACTCGATTGATATCTTTGATAACAGTTACCCCTACCGAACCGTCGATTTGTTGCTTGTCTGTCCACATGGCGAAACGTTTACCCAGTAATTCAAGCGCCCTGATCTTATCGGCAAACTTGATTTCACGCTCTACTATCACGCCATCTGGAGTGGGGATTCTTTTTACTTTCACGCTTGCAATTGCAGCTGCATCGTCTGGCGAGACGCTTTCACGAATGGTTGCATCATCAAAGTTAGCAATTTCAACTGGATTCAGAAAGGCGATTCTGGCCAGTTCTCGCATGATCCTTTCTTGATTCGCTCCTGTCCGCCTGGAGTGTTCCGCCAACCTTTGTTCTATATACTCTCGAATGTTAGGTTTTGAGAGGTTTTCGGAAGCAATCTCCTTTGCGGACTGTACACTATACCCTGCACGAATTGCTGCCTGTGTCGCATTTAAATCAATCAAATATTCATCAGCAAAGCGCCGTTGTTTTTCTGTCAAATTCATATCTTATCCCAACCTTTTATTGCATTTGAGAGGGGATTCTCTAATCACCCTACCTTGCCTATACAAATGGCACTCAGGGGAATATTTCCCTCAGTCTGCAATTCGACCGGTGCCGCGACGTCGCGACTTCTACCCATCTCTCACCCGATCCAGGATGATGTATTTAGTGCCTCCTTGGACACGCAGGAGAACCACCCGGTCCCCCTGCTCAAGCTTCCTTCGCAATGTGTAGTAACCGCCGCCCTCGACCGGAACCTTTAGTTCTTTGGTCGTTTCGGTCAGCTCCAAGAACTCTTCGGTCAAAGTGAATCGCTGGTCTACCTCAACCTGCAGCGGGGCGGTACTTGTGATCGTTCCATAAAAAATTCCGACCGGGTTAGAAGCATCAACCGCATCCTTTGCTGCCTGTTTAATTAATTGAAGCGTGCTTGCCATGTTTCTCGCCCTCCCGTTTGATTAAGCCCTTCTTTTTATAAGTCGCCTTTTCTCTGAATTTTCCTCCATTTGGGTACGAAACGCTTGTATTCTACGTTCTGAGGCGTTCATCATTTTGGTGAATTGCTCTTTTTCCTTCAAAGTTTCCTGGATGCCAGTAGACAAGATGTCCTTCACATTGCTATGAAAACCCATTAGACGATCCTCCTTGTTTTAGGTTTTTGCGTTCTTGCTGACAATCGTTTGATATGGTCGTAGCTATATCCCAACTTGTCCGCTATCTCATGCAATCGCAAATGCAGCTTGTCCCGCATGAATGTAAGTTTCCACTCAATGCCGCCCGTCCTTTGGAGAATAGTATCAAGCCTTTCCCTCGTTCCTCGTTTTATGTCCAAGTATTCGTGCCAGTACAAGAGCGCCTGATCCACTTCAAGCAGCTTGTTCGCGATCCGATAAAGGCCATAAGGGACGAACTCTGATTTTCTGCCCGCAAGATCGTATCGTGTTGTTTTTATACCGGAGGGAGCTTTGGCATGCATGCTTTTTACCAAGTAACTCCGTGTTTTCACCAGATCATTCACTTGCGATTCCGCAAAGGAGATTTCCTCAGATAAAGCACAGTAGATTATCTCGAAGCTATGCATGCCATCCTCCTTCTATTTACTGCTTGTTGGTATATTCCTGAACCCATTCAGGGACTTGTCCGTTAAAATAGGCCATTGCAGCTTCTTCAACGTACTTATGCAAGACTGCTCGAACGTCGGTTACATGGAAAGAATGTGTAGGTCTAAATCCAATCTGTAATTCGGCTTTAGTAAGTTCCCTATTTTTACGAGAGGCTTCCTGAAAGATATCATTTGCCTTTAGAAGTGTTGGGAACGTCTTAGCTAATTGGCTTTTAAATTCATCAATAACCGGCTCTAGCTGAGAGTTTGTTGCCTCTATTTCTCGTTCAAAGGCTTCCCGCACCGGTCGTAACATTTGATGTTTTTCGGTACTATTTCTGTTTTTAATTCGCTTTTTATCAAGTGCCCGAACGATGTCCTGGAGCGTAAGAATTTCATCATCCAGGGTGCCAATTGATCGTTTTATTTGGGCAATCTCTGCAAGCTTCCCATTGTTTTCGACTAACTCCTGGTATCGTTTTTCAAGCTCGGCTTTCTCCTTCGCCTTTTGTGTTAATTCGTGTTCAGCTTTGTTTGCTTGTTCATCTGCTTTTGCTACTTCAGCATTAAATTGTTCCAGCTCTTTATACATATTTTTTTCCCCCATTTTCTTTTTGATCAAATTGGTACCATTCCGCAAATTGGACGTCGCCAAACAATCTAGCTTGGCCTTTTCTCGCTTCTTCCTCCCTTGCACGTCGTGCTTGACCTAGTCTCCTACCCAATTCACCAGGTTCAAAATCTTTCCATTTTTGTTCGCTCATTATCCTTCATCCTTTCGTCTTTGGCGTCGGTCGCCATAGAGAGTAAAGTATTTCCCTGATGTGAGTAACCTTTGTTTCAACCTGGCATTTAAAACGTCTGGAATCTCCAACACATGTGCTGGCAAATCTATAGCCAGAGAGTTGTCGGGATAGCCCAATTCCAGACAATAACCCATAGCCAGATTCATAGACTCACAAAGAGTTAACTTCTCCGCTGAGCTATAAACGAATCCCCGGCCATGATGTATGTGAAGTGTATATAGCCCTTCATTATCTGCCTTTAAGAAAATTCGTTTGTTTGGAGCTAAATCAGCGAACGGATTAAACTCGTTCATATTGCGAATTTCAAATCTTGTAATTTTACTCATATCAGGAGGAACCCCCGCGCAGAAGATGCTATTTCCTCTTCCATCTTAGTGTTGAGGGCATCTATAATTTCGTCGATTGACTTGCCCTCTTGACGAACATGCATATCACCAAAACTTATTTGCGGCTGCAACGTCACAAAGTTTTGGATGTTTTTCATTTCAGCCAGCTCGCGCATTGCTTTCAAGTCCTCGCTGGAGATGTCTACTTTGTCTTTGATTTTACCAACCTCTCCGACTTGGGCGATCTTGCTTATATCAAACGCCCCGCCAAACGGAACAGAAAACACACTCATCTTGTCATATGTTTCCTGCATCTTCTTCGCGAAATCTGCCCCTGTATTGTAGCCTTTGTTGAATTGCTCTCCAATGTCTTTAAACTCCAAACGGTACTTAGAAAAATCAACAACATCCTTAGTTGATGTTGGCTTTAGTGGGTCCAAGAACTTATCATCCAGTCTAGGAATCAAACTGATAGACATTGTGGACACGCTGTTGATTTTCTGGATAACTTGATTAATCCTATCAACTATCCGGTTAACCATGTCATCAAAGTATCCAACCACATTTTTGACAAGGTCATAGAATAGCTTTTGTATTGCGTATGCCGGATCATTGAACACATTAACCAGAAACTCTGCAATCATTACAACATTGTTCCAAAAATTCATTACCATGTTGTTAATTGCGGCAAAAGCTGCATAAAAAGCCCCTGTGACATATCCTAAAACTTGCTCTGAAGTAACCCCCATCTGATTTAAGATGTACAATATGCCAGTTATAGCACCAATAACAGCAAATATTGGCCAGTTAGCAGCTATCCATCCAGCTGTCCATGAAATAATCAGTCCCCCTAACACCACTCCTGCAGAAACAAGTGCGGACTTGATTGTGTCAATGTGATCGCTGATAAATTTAGCCGTTCTAGCTGCAGCATCCGCAAGTATCTTCAATCCAACCGCCAAACCATCGAAAAAGCTTTGGAACTTTCCGGAATCGAAGCCCTGGTTTATCAGATCAATTACCGGAAGGAATGCCTTCATTCCCATTAATCCGGCTTGCGTCATGTTGTCCTGGAATGTGTTTATTATTCGTTGCCAACGAGACGCAGGAGAGTCTAGCATGCGTTTAAACGCATCTTCTGTCATTTGCTGCTGGTTTAAAAGCTCGTCCATCCCCTGGATGAATTTTTCTACATCCCCTGCTTTACCGGCTTTTAGAGCTGCACTATTCTGAACGAGCGAGCGGCCAATATTAAACCGTTCTACAATGGATTGGTAATCACCGCTTAATAGCTCCTTCATAGAAAACGCGGCGCCCTCAATTCCCTCCATCGGATTCAGCTTTGATAACCTCATTGACAGCATATTCAGCTTTTCTAGGTGTTCTGGATTCATGGTATTTGACATGAACGCCTGGACATTCGATAGAGACTTGTTTACGTCTGCATTTGCAGCAAGAGCCTGCTTTCTAATTCGCTCATAGACATTTAAGGCTCCATCAGCATTCCCCATTCGTGCTGCTATCGTATCTACAAGCTGTTGGCGCTCCATCGCTTTACCGATCGTATTGGTGAAAAGCGCCTTTGCTCCTTCAAACGTCAGGTATGCTGCTGCAATCCCTTTAATGGAATCAAACATGCCAGCGAGACTCCGTTCGCCATCTTTCACAGAACGGTTAAATTTTTCTTGCGCCCTTGTGCTTTCTTTGATCTGGCTTGCTATTTCAGATTCTGCAAGTGCCAATTGCCTTTTGGCTATTGCAAGAAGCTTGTCTGCTCCGACATTGCGGTTGACTGATGATTCCATTTGATCCATTGTTCGCAGCATAATATTCATGCTCTGAGTGATTCTTTTCATGGGGCTTGTAAATGAATCAAACATTTTAAGCGTCGTTGCTACCGTTGCCACGTTGACTCACTTCCTTTCACTGATTTACCCGCCCACCCGCCACCTTGATTGATTCAATAACCCTTGAGCTTGTTACGTGCCAGATAATACAAATGGTGGAAAATAAAATTTCCGACATAACTTTTCGGAATGAAGGTTGTTGAGAAACCATACCTTGTTTCAAAGGACTTCAGCCGTCCCAACAGAGCCTTAGGGTTGTACTGGCTTCGGTAATTCCCCATAATCAGATTTTCATAAGAATCCTCCACGACCAGGTGAAAATGAGCCAGTTTTTGCGATCGAATCAACTCGTTTTCAAAACGTTCCGATTTGATCGACTGAGCCAATTCGCCAATGCTGTTTTTTCTCTCGATAGAAACCGGAATATACATGTCTCGCATTATCCCTAGTTCGACATTTTGAGGAATCATGCAGCTGTAATCTCCTGTATCTAACTTGATTTGCCTATAAGGAATCTTTTTCGACTCCAGATAGTGGACGATATGCTCATGTGACTGCTCCCTAGTGTCCACCAAAATTGTTACGCTTCTCAATAGTGTTTCTAGTTCTTTTGTGGTAAACTGAGCGTAGGGTGTCGTTATTAGCATCATGTCACTCCATTTCTCGATCATAGATACCTTACACGCAGAGGTTAGGCCAGCTGAGAGCTGGCTTTTTCTTTTTTATTCTGACTCGCGCTCAAAACCGCAACGGATATAAGCGACTTGTGGCCCGTAAGACCCGAAACGCAACTTTCCAGTTTTGCTCCCTTTGTACCGTTCCCACCCCGGCATATTATCCAAGATGTTTGTAATCTGTCGGCTCCTGTATGGTGGAAAGTCCTTTCGCTCCCCAAGTAATTCCCGCCAAATTTCGGCTGCACAAACCTTGACACGTTGAACCGTTCCAGGAGAACCATCTTGCGTTATTCCACCTTCTTCATAGAAACGGACTCTCTTCCACTGGTCATAACCTTCCCAATCTTCCGGTAATTTTGTTTCAAGAAACTCTGCAATTCGACCAACTAACGGATCAACTTCTGTGAATGCTTCCCTTTCCTCATTCGCAATCTTTGCCATTTCATCATCCAAGAACAGAGGTTCAGTTTCCCAAAACGTCATTACCTCGGCC